TAAAGCCGCCCACCCCGCCAAATTTTCGTCTGTAGCACTCCAGGGCACAGACTGTTTTGCTATCCAGTCAAGATAACCGTAATGCAGATACGTTAACCCGGCATTAGCACTTCCAAGAATATTGAGGTTTGAAAATCGTAGCGGAGTACCCACCCCTTTTAATTCTGATTCAATGGCGGCGAGGTTACGCGCACGCAATTCACTGAGCGTTGGCCTGTTATATGGCATCGTTAAGACTCCCAGACCCAGAAGTAGCGTTTTGATACCGCGCTTTGTCCCGGTTTTTCGTAAGTGATAATAAGGTTGAGGCGGTTCGGATACACTATCTGGGTGACCGGGGTAATACCCGCAACTACGCCGTCATCGATGAGCCACTTCAGGGCCTCCGAGGCATAACTTTCTGCCTTATTAGCCGTGGCCACCGTAAGCTTTTGGCGGCGAAGAAGCCAAAGCCTGGAACCAATCGGGTATTCCTGTTCAATATCACCCCACCACCCGCGCCGGTCCTCTCCATCATATTCATCGTCTTCCCGCGCCAGCTGGTCGGTAAAGAGGCTGATCAGGATGGCTGTGTCGAGATCGTTGCCCTCCTGCAGGTCGCCTGACGCCTCAACCCAATCCCCGACGGATTGTTCCGCGTTCCAGAGCGTTGTTATGTCTGTCATTAAACCTGCTCCCCCGGTTTTTCACTGGTCGGTGATGAACTGCCGCTCTGCACATTTTTCACAACATGATTGTGCCCGTTGTAGGTATCGCGCAAATTTTTCAGGGTAGTGGTATTACTGCCCGCGTTATCAATAATATCGCCCGCGCATTTCAGTACCGGCGAGTCGGCATAGATTTCTTCCGAGGCAACGATGGTCACCTTTGTAGCGTTGATCACCGTGACTGGCTGCCCACTGGCATCTACCTCAATGCCTGTTTCCGTTAACTTAAAATGCATGCCCCACAGGTTGTACAGGATAGTTTCACCCGTATTGAGGCCGGTCTTTCGGCTCCCTTTATGCCCAGAAGCGATCACCACGGCATTTGAACGATCGCCAGAAAGATAGGCAACAAGGACGTCTGAGTCAGCAGGTAAAACGGAGGAAAAACCAAATTCCATCAGTCTCGGCGTGTCACCGCGCACCTCGAGTGGTGTTTGGTATTGCACCGTTTGGATCCCGCCGTCGTCATTAGTCAGCGATACACGGCCAATACCTAACATCATCATTGCCCGCCGATAGAGCGTGCTAAGTACCGTCATCGATTCAACTCCTGTATCACGTTGTAGAAGCGATAAGGCTGCACGGAGAAGGCCGCCGGCGGCATCAGGACCATCTGCGCAACGGTACCGCGCTCATCCTTAATGAAAGTGACTTCAGCCAGAAGCCACAGCACATCGCTGATCCCCATCTTCGGAATATTTACGGGGATCAGGGTATTGGGTTCCCACAACTTACCGGCACTGTCGCGCCAGTTGTCCACGGTGACCTGAAGTGCCTTGGAGCGGCCGTAACGGCGGTTCATTTCCCAGTCAATCGCCTGTTGTGCCAGTTCTGGCGTGTTCATCGTGCTTTCAACGATGATGATGCGATTTCGGTACCGCATTTTTGCGACGTCAGGGTCATTCGCGGTGGCTTTCGTTACCGCACCGTACCCGCTGTCGTCCATCAGCGGGTTGACCGTCATTGATACACCGGTGTACTCGGAAAACCGTTCATCCATCGATGCCTCGTAGGCTGCCGCTTCAATATTGACGCCCTGCGCCACGCCGCTGGCCGCTTTTTTAGTGCCAACGCGGGTCAGGTAAAGACGGCCGTCAGGGAGATCGTAATAAAGCAATGCGGCCCAGCGAGTGATGCGATCAATGATTTCCTGTGAGCTCTCCCCCCAGTTAAGGGTGAATTGCGGCACGTTATCCATCTCAGCTACGTCACTTGAAACCGTAATGCCGTAGGGTGAGGCGAGGCGCTGAGCAATTTGCAGCGGCGTCGCCCCGGTGATCACGTTGTTATTCCATTTCGCTGAGCAATCAACCAGATCCTGGCACTTGCTGCGACCGGTTGCCCGAACCTCGTGCCTGGTGGCGGAAATCATCGGTGCCCAGCGGTCAATATAGCCGGTGATAACCGTATCACTGCCCAGCTTGACCACGCAGGGATCCCCTTCTTTAACTAATTGCTGATCATCGCTGCCGGGGAATTCATCCATTAACGACAGGTCAAAATCGCTGGGCAGGCGTTCAATGCTGCGCGTAACCCGAACGGAGTCCCAGCCTGAAAGTATTTTCCCACCGATGGTTAACGTCATTTCATCATTCATGAGGTGAGCGCCCTAAAAGTGAGGGGCATAAAGGCCGGATGGATAGGGTCGGCCATCTTTGCCAATGCTTCTGCCCGGCTACCATCTTGATACAGGCGATTCGCCAGGTTCAGAGCAGGCAGGGGCTGGCTAAATGAAACGGTTTCAACGTTAGCCAGGAGCGCACCTTTTGCCTGTAAAGTAGTTTTCACATGTGTTTTGAGATCAGATAACTCACTGAACACGTCGTCATAGCCTTGATCCGCCGCCGCCAGAGAAACGGCATCAATCACCGCCACCACCCTCTGAAGTAAATCAGCTGCATCGTCATAACTCACTGGCTCATAGAGCGATGCGGCATAGGCCATTGCACCCGCAGAAAGCGTTGTCAGGTAAATCTGAACGGATAAGGTGATGCCGCTGTCGCTGGAGTTGGGCCGATATGTTGCATCAGAAAACCCCGAAAGCGTTTCAAGCATGCGGATCAGGTCCAGACCTTTAGCTTCACTGGCCAGCAGCGTGTTAATCACATCCTGCGCACCACTGGCATAGGATGCGACGCTGGTTGATGCCAGCAGGCTGGCCGTTGAGGACTGCGTTTGCGCCCTGTCTTCAACGGAGGAGGCCATTTTTTGTGAAACCAAAAGTTGATAGTTTGCGGTATCTGCATCTGATGAGGTGGCAGTGGTTGCGCCCGACGCGCTGCCGCCCACGGTGCCGGTGTTGTAACGTCCATACCGGGTGCTGCCGAACGTTGATTTCAGCGTATTGCTGAGGTTGGTCGCTTCATTTGCGACCCGGGTTACCATGCCTGTCCAGAATGACACTGTGCTTTTGAGCGTTTTTATCGCCTGGGTGACCGTTCTAATATCAGAATTGACCTCGGCAATAAACGTGGCCGCCGATTTAGCCGCCAGCGCCAGCCAGGAAGTTTTCACTGTGGAGACAGCGGATACTGAGCTGGTCACGGCGAAAACCCGCAGGCCGGACTCGATAACGGTCAGCGTAAACTCAAAAACACGCTCGGCGTCTTTGCTTTCGCGCAGCTTGAGTCCATCTTCCGGGATGCTGACCGTCAGCTCTCCCAGCGTGGGGTGGACCAGCGTACCGGCACCCAGCGTTTCACATGCAGCGATCAGATTATCGCGCTGGGTCATTACGTCCGGCGCACTGTAGACCAGGCTGCTTTGAATGATAAAACCGGACAGCGTCAGGCGGCGGGTAGAGCGTCCCATATCCTCCACCCACACCGTATCGCGGTATGGGTATTCATGAACGGCCTGCCGGCGGCCAAAGCTACCATCACCGTCAACGACCGCAAAGGGAACGCCCCTAAATGAGGCGGGGTGAATATGATCCTGCCATTTCCATGTGTCACCGGAAAAACCCAGCAGTGAAGACAGCGCATCTTGTATCAGTGGCATCCTATCCCCCATAAATGAAAAACCCGCCGAAGCGGGTCAGGTTGATATTTCAAGGCATCGACATTGCTGTGGTGACTTTGCCGCCAGCGCCGGAGACTTTTTTCCGCTCCCCGGTTCGCTCATTAATCAGCGTCAATTCAATCTCACTTTTATTGTCTTTTAAGACCTTAGACAAAACATCTGCAACTTGTTTTACATCTATTCCCCCCCCGGACGTTCCTCCGGCGGTGTGTGTCGTCGCATTAATATTCGTATCGGTGTGGGTATTTAAATCATTCCCCGGAAGTGCGTCTTCCTCTCCTGGGGAATTACTCCCGGTCGAAGTGTCGTAAAAATCAGGAAGCCCAGGCATAACCCGGTCCAAATAGTCGCGGGTTTCTTTTGGCGCATACTCAAGCCCCATGTTACTGACTCGACTGGGTCCCCAGTTATACGCCGCTACTGCCTTTTTCATATCCCCGCCGAACTGGGCTAAAAGGTCAGATAAATAGTGTGCAGCGGCTTCAGCTGACTTGCCCGTATCCATCCGATCAGCGCGATTATCAAGTCCATATTGCTGCCCGGTCGTCGGCATAAATTGAAAGGGTCCCTCAGCGCCAGCCGGTGAAAACAGATGCTTCCCGCCAGAAGACTCCGCTTGATAAACGTTGTTGAGGGTTCCACGTGGCAACTTATATTTTGATTCTAATTGTGAGAATAACGGACCCTTCGCACCAGTTTGTTCAGCGCTGACTGGCGGATTTACAGAAATATCTTTCAAATCTTGTTGGAGTCGCTGCCCCTCCCACTGCGCGCCATACCGGGCATTCAATTTCTGTTTAAAATCTTTGTCAGGATAGCCAGTGGCTAAATACAGACCTTCAGTAAAAGAGAGTGAATCCTTGAAGGATTTATCTCGCCTTGCATGAGCAAGGATATCGTTATCCTTATCACCGTGATAAAACGAATCGGGGGTATCTTTTGCATGTTTTTTGCTGTAATCCAGATTATTTTTTACCATATCTCCGTACTCGCCGCGCTGACCAAGCCATGCCTGAGATTTCATCTGCAGACCATCCATAGCAGCTGAAACTTGATTAATGGAGTTGCGAAATTCGAGGGCATTTTGTATATCCTGGTCGGAAAATATCAACCCGTCGCGCTGCGCCTGGTCTTTAAGGCGCTGGATCTGGTCAGTGCTTTGTCGCAAGAAATTCAGCAGTTCAGGAGAAAACTGACCGACTTGTGCGATCACGGCCTGCCGGGCGGGGGACTGTTTCAGCATGGCCTTGTTCAAGTCATCCATCAGTTTCACAACATCAGCCATCCCTTCCTTGGTTTTGCTAATTTTGATGCCCATTTGCGCCAGCAAAGCATTGAAAGGGTCATCCCGACCGTTGAGCGCATCATTGGCGCGCTGATAAAGCCCGGTCACAGCACTATCAGCAGAATCCCGAGTCGCACCGTTTTCAATCATAGCGCCCGTCAACTCTTGGTAGGCTCGCGTTGTGGTGCTGATGTTTTTTGCAGTGGAATCAATCTTGTATCCTGAATCTGCATATTCCTTTATGGACGATTTAACCCCATTAATCACAGTTGCTAAACCGCCCAGACCGAGAGTCAGCCCCCCCACCATTTTCAACGGCGGTACCAGATCACCAACGAACTGGACGCCATCTCGGGCATTTTTGGCCAACTTGTTCAGGCGGCCACTGATTTCATCAAGCCCTTCTGCTGATCGGCGTCCACCAAGTTGTACTACTTTTTGCGCATCATTAAGCTGAGGTATAAGTTTTTGAACGGCGTCATCAATGTTTTGAATTGACTGCGATACCTGATCGTCTGCCTTCAACTGGAAATCAAATGCATTAGCCATTAATTATGTTCCTTTAACTTATTTAGGCGAGTTGCCTGTACAAGCCACCAGTTAAGTTCAGACCAGGTCATTGCCCATCCATCCCTCGGCCCCCAGCCGTAGTAATAAGTCACATCAGCTATGCGCTCCCGCCACCTTCCATCGCGGGGGAGTAGTTTAAAAAACCCAGTAGATAGCCCTCACAGCGCTTGTAATCAGTGAAGGGAAGGCGATTAATCACTTCTGGCGCAATACCGGAAAGTTCGGAGACCAGCGCAGACATGGCGGTCAGGCCCCCCTTTGCCGTCTGCGCTTTATAAAACTGATCAACCTGTTCCAGCGTGGGTTCAAACAGGTCAATACCACTCCAACTTTGCTGACTCTTACTGTCTTCGAGCAATTTGGATAGCACAATGACTGTACTGTTTTCAGGTGTTGTATCTGGTTCGAGTGTTTCGGGGGTGTAATTTAAAAAGGTAAGAAGGAAAACCTCACATTGCCTGAACGTCGTGAAAGGTAAACGCTTTATCACCAGCGGGGGAATGCCCGTCAGCAACGAAATAAGATGCCCCATTGCTGTGAGCGCCCCGCCGGATTTTTGCGAAGCAAGGAACTGATTCACCTCGATTAACGCCGGTTCATGAAGCGCAATACTTTCCCAGACCAGTTTACCGCTGGCATCAGCCAGCGGTTTTCCCAATGGAATGATGATGCTTTTTTCCTGTTCTTCCACGATCAGCTCTCCGTCACGTCAAAACCTTCCCAGCGCACGTCGAAGACTGCATCTTCGCTGTCGACTTCCTGCGACTCAACCGTCCACATGGCACTACCTATGATGGTTTTCCCGTTAGCCAGCTCAGCCACAATCGTCACATTTGTCATATTTGTGAAGTCCGCAACGGTAGTACCGCCGCTGTCGCGCACCTGACAGGAGATAAACGGCGCAGAGGGTTTCTCTTTATAGCCGTGCACATAGTCCATGCCGGTCAGCGTTTCACGCTTGAGCTTGGAGGGACTGTATTTGAACTGGCCGGCGACCATGATCGAGACGCCGTTAGTCGTAACAAACGCCGTTCCTGCCAGGCGGTTAGATGTATCTGCCATGATGATTCCTTACGCCGCAGCTTGCAGACGGAACTGGTTGAGGAGAGCGAATACGCGCAGCTGGTTGATCAGGACACCGTCCCACAGCACATCAACCCGGTTGGGGTTGGAGGTGCTTTTCGTCACCACTAAACCGGCGGCGAAGGCTTTGGAGTCTTGCACATAGCCGTTGTATTCCAGCTGGGTATACTGGGCGATGAGCTCCGCGCGGATAATGTTCGGCGTCACGATAGCCGAGCCCGGCGCAAAACGTGTGCCGTCGGCGGCCAGCTTCATGCGGGCGAACTTCGACGTGACCTGCGTTCTGATAAATCGCGTCACGAACATCAGCAGGAACAGCGTTTCGACCTGCAGATAGCTGTCGTCTGCGTCACCGTATTTGTTGGTCTGATACGTGGTGATCAGGTTTTCAACCTGCACCGTATTGTCATCAGCAACGGTAAACGTCGAGATCCCGCTGTAAAGCAGGTTGTTACGTTCTGTCAGTTCGAAGCGTGATGCCAAAGGCGGTGCCAGCACGCCGCTGATGGTCAGCGTTTGCAGAGGTCTGCCCGGATCGTTACGCAAGCTGCCCGCTACCGCTCCGGTCACCGCAGCAGACCAGACATACGCCGGCGTCGGCGAGTCATAGACACCCAGCAGCGTAGCATGCTGATCGTTACGGGCTTCCCCGACGGTGGTCAGTTGCCCATACGTTCCTGACACAGCGCCGAAGACGTGACCATAAAGCTGCTGCGCATAGCTCCAGCGGCCGGTGCTGTCTGAAAGCAGGCCTTTTAGCGCATCGAGAGACGTCGTATCCGTATAAGGCGTCACGATAAAGTCAAAGGTGCGATCGCCCAGATTTGCCAGCGCAGTGGTCATATCCGGTGCGCCCGCGCCGCCGGCCATGGCGGTGAGCGTGATACCCAACCCGGCTGGTGTGCTTTCTCCACCCGCGCTGCCCTGATAATTCAGGCGCAGATCAATCCCGTTGCCGTGTGCCCCTTTGTTTTTGGCAGTCAGCGTCACAACACCGAGTGCAGAAGTTGCCGTCACCGGCAATGCGGTTTTCGCCGCAATAGCCGCCGCCAACGCCGCCGCCATCGAAGACACTGAATCCGTACTCAACACTGTGGCCTGCACCCGCTGACCAGCGATGTACAACGAAATCACGCCGGTTTCTGTTGGCGCAGTTGTTAAGGTCACGGTTCCTGTCGCTGCCGTCTGGGCGACGCCGTCAGCCAGTGGAAGCAAATAGATTTCCCCCGCGACGTCGTTCGCCAGATACGCAACCATCTGGTTGTGGAGCATTGAACCCGCACCATAAATCCCTGCTGTATTTGACGCGGAGGATTCAATAACCGGGATGTTAAGCACCGCGCCAGCAATTGTCAGCGCCTGACCGATGATCAGTGTGCGCTGTGTCGCGGTCGCCGTGTTCGCCTGAGAATTATCAAACTCGGCAAAGAAAAGCGGCGTGCGGAGATTAGAAGAGATATGTTGAAAATCCATTAGCGGGTACTCCCCGTATCAGTCGCAGCGGTAGATTTATCGCTGTCATTGGTGGTATCCGTCACTTTTGCCGTGGACACAGGCTTACCCTGCGGCGCAGCATCAGCGTTTACGACGTCACCGTCGCGCAGCCGGCGATTCCAGAAGGTGCTTTCCTGCACCTCTGCCCCTTCTTCAGGCAATAGGGTGCCTTTGACCGGATCGCGCACTGTGCGCCCGGCGGTCGGTTTTACAAGCATGGAATACTCCAGAATATTATTGAGGCAGGTCTATGGTGACGCCAACTTCTGGCGTGCCGTCAGGCTCTACAATGATGACGTCTACCCCCTCAAGCGGGGTTGTTTCGATGGGGTAAAACTCTTCGGGCCCCTGGTAATACTCGATATCCAATTCCATCAGAAGCTGGGCGGTGTGTCCTTCGCCGCCGGCGCTTACATCGATGGTGGAACGAACCTGCAAAAACTGCTGCGTCTGACGAGTGAGCTCATAGCTGTTGATCACAGCCCGTTCAATTTGTTCGCGCAACTGCTCGAGCGCGACTTCCGCTTTCTCCGCCCCGTTGTCCTGATCAATCTCGTCCAGCTCCTGCAGGCGGCCGGTAATTCGGACGGTGGTTACCGTCGTAAATTGCGGAACGTTGCGACCAAGGGAGTTTTTGAGATCGAAGGGAGTTTGCACGAGGATCACCGGGTACATGTCTTCCGACGTCGGCCAGTCCCGCGATGAATAAACGCGTTCTTCCGCGTCCGTTTTGCCGGTCAGCGCGCCGATCACCAGTATCCGAAGTGCTGCTGCATTCATACCTTCACCCTGTTAAGAATGAGCTTTGAGCCACCGTGGCTGTCCGGCTGAATATCAGAAATGGTAAACAAGGTATTCACCTGTTCTCCGCCGACCAGGCCAATAAACACCTTGTCGCCCCTTTTCGGCGGGAGTAAAAACTCACTGTCAATAACGCCGAGTACGGGAGACGTGGTGTTTATGGCGCTGCCGTCTTCCAGCGGTTCCACGTCCTGCGTATACGCGCGGTCGAAAATCCCACTAATGGTATACGCCGCAGCACCCGCAGGCCGGAAATCAACCGGGTCACCAAATACGCTGTGCAAAGGCCTGAGCAGATGCTGATCCCAGTTGACCCCCATTATCAGGCTTCCCCGCTCTCAGTTTTAACGACATTGGGCTCGTCGGAGGTGATAGTCGATTGACCATCAGATTTTATGACGGAGACTTCCTGACCGGACGCCTCTTCCATTTCCTGTTTCACGGCGTCCAGCGTTTTAACAAAGCCGGAAGCAATAAGCCGGTTGGCGTCGCCCGGTGAGAGTTCAACGCGCGTATTCTGCGTGTAATTATCCCCGTCATGACGAACGCTTTTCCCTTTGAGCACTACCACGGTGATCAGGTCAGCAGCCTCAGAGGCCGCATCGGTTGTTTTATCTTTTGCCATGATTAGACCACCTTCGCACAAAGGGCTGCGTTAACCCGGCTTGGGATAACGATCGGAGAAGACTGCATCAGCAGGAAGCGCTGCGCAGGGTCGGGCTGCAGCCAGCTTTTTGGCGCATACGCCATCGGCCCGTAGTTGAAGGCGGGATCGATGATTGCGCCAAACGCGCGGGTGCCCATCAGATCCGGACCCGACATAACCACTGAACCGTCAGCGATCATCGGATTTTCAATGCCAGTGTCCGGGTCAATGAACCAGTCGTTGTAAAGCCATAGCGTGTACTGGCCCCAGTAACCTTTACACACCGCACCCTTCGCAATCTGCGCGCCCGGATTGATGATGTTGCCGGACGGGTTCTGCGCCGGCAGAATAATGGCACCTTTCAGCGATGTATCCAGCTTGAACGCGCGCCATGAGGCGTTGGTGAAGATAATGTCCGTTGCCTGGGCGCCAGATTTCTGCAAAATCAACGCCTGCCACTCTTCGATGTCGTCCGTTGGCTGGGTGTTAGTTGCCCCCACCGCAACGCTGGTCGGCCATTTGTCGGAACCGCTGAGCGCAATGGTTAAGGACGGATCGCGACCAAAATCAACGACGGTGGTTGGGAAGCCGTCGCCTTTGATGGTGACGGTGCCGGTGGCAATCGCACTGCAGCCCATCCACTCGAGGCGACGATTTAAAATATCAATCTGGTCGCTCATCTCGAACTGGATGTTCAGCATTTCACGCTCTGCGGCGGTGTATTCTCCGCCGATGCGCTCACCAATCTGGCGGCGGATCGGTTTACGCAGATCTGGGGCGCGCTTGTCTTTGATGTAGGCAGGCTTGAACTTGTCGGTCTGGTAGCGGCGACTTTCCACCAGCTTACCTTCGACCAGCGGTGAGCAGAACGGCGCCATACGACGAAGACCGATATCTACATCAATCGCCACATATTCATCGTCACTGGTCACGATGTTCGGGAAAAAGCGGTCGAGGATGAAGTTTTGCGACGTCATCAGATTGGGTACCAACCCGACCAGCGAAACGGTATCGTAAATAGTTTGGGACATGGCTTATTCTCTCTGTGTCCCGACCTGTTGGCCGGGATAAATAAAAGACGCACAACACCCTGCCCGGTGAAGGGCATGCGAAGAAGGCGATTAAATTAAAACGGGTGTTTAGCTGGCAGGTGCCTGAACGCTGTCGCGCAGGAAGATACCAAACGGACGGAGCGCAGGTTTGAGCGTAGCGAGCGTCCAACTCGGATCGAAGGTAATGCGGTTCTTATTGATTTCGGCCATCAGATATACGCCGGCTAACGTGTCCGCCATGGTGGCATTCACATCATCGGCCAGAATGGCTTGCGGAACCTGGCTGCCATCGTTTGCTGTCGCCACGCTCAGGGTGTATTTCCCAGAGGCAGTGATCACACCCAACACGGTGCCGCGCTTATAGGTTGCCGCAGAGCCGGTCAGGATGGTCACCGTATCGGATACCACCTGCAGAGGACCGGACAACAGCTGATCCGGAATGAAGGTGTCATGTTGCACGCCCGGAACCCAGGCATTTTGCCCCACTGAATTTACAGTCATTATTTTTTACCCTTAGCCTGGTTGTAGAGAGCGGCCGCACGGGAGACCACTGAGTTTGCATTCCCCGACGGGCCCGGATCGTCATTGCCCAACTGATGGTTTTCCACTTTGGACATACGTTCGTCCAGAGATAAACGACGAGACTGCTGCGGCGCCTGCATCGGGCCAGAGCTTGCCAGCACGCGGATAGCGGCGGCCGAGCTCATGCCCGTGGTGATAGCCAGAGAAACGGCCAGTGGCCCTTTACCCGCGGCATATTTGCTGCCAAGGATGCGCGAAACGCGGTTACGCTCAGCGCGGCGGCCCTTTTTGACATCACGATCTTCGTCTTCATCATCGCCGTCATCGTCGTCGCCTTCGTCAGCATCCGCGTCGTCGTCATCGTCTTCATCATCATTGCCGTCAGAATTATCTTCCCCCTTGGCGCGCTTGGACTTTTTGGACTTATTCTTATCATCGTCTTCCTCAGAATCGTCCTTTTTGTCCTCTTTATCTTTTTCGTCTTCTTCAGCCCGACGTGCTTTGGCCTTTTTGGATTTTTCTTTCTCGTCTTCATCTTCTTCTGACGCGTTCGCGGCAAAACCAAACAAGTGCGCAAAACCTCGAATTTTCTTTGTTTTCACTGACATTGTTATTCTCCAACCAATTGTAATAAATCGCGGAATGCCGCATCCGGTGAGGACACCTGATCGGCCAGTCCCAGTTGCACACCGTCGGCGCCCAGGAAACAGGCGGCTTCGGTATCACGGACGGTTCTTTCTGCTATCCCGCGATTGCGGGAGACGGTACTCACGAACAGGCGACCCATCTCATCAATGTCTGACTGAATGGCTTTGCGCGCCGTGTCGCTTAATGGCTCATACGGATTGGACTCAGCTTTGCGGTCGCCGTAGGTTATGATGGTGACCTGCAGACCATCACTTTTAATCTTCTGTGACCAGTCAACGTGCATCACGATGACCCCCACTGAGCCGACGCCGCCGGTGCGCGGAACAATAATTTTGTCTGCGGCACTGGCCAGCGCGTAGGCCGCTGAGTAAGCGCTTTCCGACAAGATTGCCCAGATGGGTTTACTGCCGCGTGAAGCATAAATGACGTCGACCAGATCAAAACACCCGGCCACTTCGCCGCCTGGTGAATCGATATCAAGGCAAATGGCTTTGACTTCACTGTCGTTCAGCGCCTGAAGGAAACAGGCGCGTATGCCGTCATACCCGGTCATACCGCTGTAGGGTCGCAGCGTGCCCAACTTCTGCACCAGCGTGCCCTGTATCGGGATCACCGCGACACCCTCTACCACGTCATAGCCCGTATCACGGGCCTTTCGGGTAAATGCGCTGTCATCGTCATCCTCCCAGTCAGACATTGACTGAATGCGCGTCAGGCCGAAACGGTCAGTCAGCGCGGCCATGACGACTTCAGCTTTACGGGGATGCAGCGCCAGCGGGGTGTTAAACAGACGCTGCGCTAGATGGGGTAAATTCACTGTGCCTCCGGGTCTTTAATTGTTTGAGGGGCAAAGGTGTCAACCTGTGCCCATGAAGGCACCGGCAAACCGCGCTCTTTAAACGCTTCGACTTCACGCGCCCGCTGATCGAGAAGCTCTTCCCAGTCTTCGCCGACGTTCTCTGACACCTCCATTTCCAGCATAGACATGCCGGAGTCCATGCCGAGGATCGCGCCTTTTTTCTCAGCAACGGGATCAACCCAGCCGCGACCGGGTCCCATCCACTGCGCACGGCAATAGGCCGCTTTGGCCGCCAGAAATTCCGGCGCGCCAACGGGAAGAGGAACCTCACCGAGGTCATGGAGTTCTTCGATAAAGCTGCTGAAAATCGGCTGGGCAAAACCACTGGCAAAATCGTCACGACGGCGTGTTAGCGTTTTCCAGGCTTCCAGCATCGCGGAGCGGGCTGAGCTGTAGTTCACATCAGACCAGTCCTGCGTCAGCTGTTGGGTGGAAATACCCAGTGCAGCGGCCACGTTGCGTAATGCTGCGCTTTCGAACGCTGCAAAATTGCTTGTTGGCCGAGCGGCATTAACGGTGGCAACCTCTTCACCAGGAGCCAAAATAGGCATACGTGCACCGCTTTGCAGCGAAATACGATTGTCTTTATGAAAATCGGTACGCATATCCTGATATTCGAGAACGTCATCCGTTTTGAGTCCGTCTTCGAACAGTCTTGGGTCGTATGGCGAAGTGATGTATGCCCCAAATATGGCATTCAGGATGGATGCCTGAAGTTCTACCTCGTCATATTTGATCAGCATTTTCAGACGCTGAACGATAGGCGTGAAAACGCTGGTACCGCGGTGCTGACCTGCTCTTTCACTGTCAAAATCATGAACAACTATTGGTCGTCCCCATGCTGTTTCGCGCTTAATACGTTCCCACGTCATGGTTTTTTCAGCGCTCCACCAGTCGCCCATGTGTGCTTTTCGAATGTGGTACGCCACCGGCACACCGTCATCATCGATTTCGACGCCACCGCGAATGTTCAGCATGTCAAAAACCTGCTGGGGATTGCTCAGGCGATCTGGATCAACAATTTGCACCGTTGTGGCATATCGCGCGCGACCATGCCCTAGCCGGTCGGTTCGGTATTGCAGGACTGCCAACGCATCCCCATCCACTAACTTGTGGCGAAACGCCAG